GGTTAGTATTGTATAGTCTATTATGTCGTCTAAAATTAGTCAAGCAACATAAATATTTAAAAAATACTATGACGGTTAATCAACCTGATAATAGAAATTTTCTATCACCCACTGGATTTAAATTTACTTTAAGCAGAGCACCTAAAGTTGCATTCTTCAGCAACTCTGCAAATATTCCTGGAATGACTTTAGGTGTTGCAATTCAACCGTCTTATTTGAAGGATATTGATACTCCGGGAGATAAAATCATATTTGACGATTTCACTCTTCGTTTTTTGGTTGATGAAGATTTAAAAAACTATATGGAAATTCACAATTGGATTCGTGGTCTTGGGTTTCCAGATAGTTTAAAGGATATTTATGACCTTCAAAACCAAAAGGAATATATTGATATTTCAAAATCAAAAACAATGAATCTTTACTCTGATGGAACTTTGACAATTTTAAATAGTGGCATGAATCCAAATTTTAAAATAAAATTCAATGATTTATGGCCTTATTCTCTATCTACTTTAAATTTTGATGCGACAGACGGAGATATTGAATACTTTACTGCAGATGTCACTTTCAAGTATACTATATACGAAATAACTGATTTGAATGGAAATCCATTATGACAATTGATCTTGATAAAATTCAAGAAATGTGGGAAAAAGATTCTAAAATAGATATGGACAATCTACATACAGAATCAACAAATATTCCCATTCTTCATGCAAAGTATTTTGAACTTTATAATACAATTTTTCTTCTAAGAAAAAAAGCAGAACAACAAAAAAGAAATATTCGCCACGAAAGATACGAATATTATTCCGGAAAATCTGATCCCGATGTGTATATAGAAAATCCCTTTCCAAAGAAAATAAGAGATAAAGATACGATGCAAAAGTATCTTGATGCCGATGAAAAGCTTTCAGCAGTGTGTCTCAAAATTGACTATTACGACACTATGCTTGTTTATATTGAGAGTATTTTAAAAATGATACAAAATAGAACCTACCAAATCAAAAACGCCCTTGAGTTTATTAGATTTAACTCTGGATTGGGGTAATAAATATCTTAAGATGCATGGATTTATGTGATTGACGCTACATCAGACCTTATTATTTCAAAATCCAACGAGGTATTTTTAAAGATACAAACAGAACCTCATATTGAATATGAACTTAGAGATCACTTTAAGTTTGAGGTTCCAAATATGAAATTCATGCCCCAGTACAGAAATAGAAACTGGAATGGGGAAATTCATTTATACGATATTAGGACTAAACAAATTTATGTTGGTCTATTAGATAAAATTGTGTCCTTCTGCAATAGAAATGGATATAGATATAAATTTGAAGACAATAAATTCTACGGACTCCCATTTGAGATTAATGAAGAAATCTCATTTGAAGGTGTTAAGGACTATATGAATTCTATTTGTTCTCATCAACCACGTCAATACCAAATTGAGGGAGTATATGATGCTTTAAGGCATAATAGAAAACTATTGATAAGTCCAACTGCATCAGGTAAAAGTCTGATGATTTATTCCCTCGTAAGGTATTATGCGGATAAAGGACAAAAAATTCTTTTAGTTGTTCCAACGACAAGCTTAGTAAGTCAGATGTATAAAGATTTTCAAGATTATGGTTGGGATGCTGAGTCATATTGTCATCAGATTTATGGTGGAAAAGAAAAAACAAATGAATATCCAGTAACTATCTCAACTTGGCAATCGCTTTTTAAACTGGAGCGTTCATTCTTTAATGATTTTAATGTTGTTATTGGTGATGAGGCGCATTTATTTAAAAGTAAGTCTCTTGTATCAATTATGACTAATCTTCATCATGCAAAGTATAGATTTGGGTTCACTGGAACTTTAGACGGCACACAGACTCATAAATGGGTCTTAGAGGGACTATTTGGACCATCATACAAAGTGACAAAGACTGATGAATTGATGAAGCAAGGTCATCTATCGCAGTTAGATATTCAATGTATTGTATTGAAACACAATCCACAGAGATTTGAAACTTATGAAGATGAGATACAGTATTTAATCTCTCACGATAAGAGAAATAAATTCATTACAAATCTTGCTCTAGACTTGAAGGGAAATACTCTTGTACTTTTTAGTAGGGTAGAATCTCATGGTGCAGTCTTATATGAAATAATAAATAATAAGAAGCAAGATGCCCGTAAAGCATTTTTTATTCATGGTGGAGTGGATACTGAAGAAAGAGAATTAGTCAGAGAGATTACTGAAAGAGAAAACAATGCAATCATTGTTGCTTCTTATGGCACATTTTCTACAGGAATTAACATTAAGAATCTTCATAATGTAATCTTTGCTTCTCCAAGTAAATCAAGAATTAGAAATCTACAGTCAATTGGAAGAGTTCTCAGAAAAGGTAAAAATAAAACTAAAGCAGTTCTCTATGACATTTCTGATGATTGTACCTTTAAATCAAGAAAGAACTATACTCTAAATCATTTAATTGAAAGGATTCGCATCTACAATGAAGAAAACTTTAATTACGAAATAATTACAGTACAACTTAAAGACTAATGATTGAAGAAGACTTTTATGCGACAGTAAAACTTAAAACAGGTGAAGAAATCTTCTGTAAAGTAGCAGCATCAGAAGAAGATGATAGAACTATGTTAATAGTTACTAATCCAATTATAGTATCTGAAATAAAGGGTAAAATAGGTGTTATTGGATATAAACTAGAACCTTGGTTAAAAACAACGACAGAGGATATGTTTATTCTTAATATAGAAGATGTTTTAACTATGACTGAATCTTCTGATATTGAAATGATAATGATGTATCAGAACTACATTCGTCAATATACTAGAGATGATAATCAATTTAAAATCAATCGTAGAATGGGTTATATCTCTAATGTTAATGATGCTAAAGAGATTCTAGAGAAGATCTATAAGAATAGCTAAGCTCCCCTCATCAACCCAGACAAAGGTATTCTACATAGATTTCATTACCTTGTCAACTATGTGTTTAGGTGCTATAATCTATACATAATATTGATAAAGACTTATGATTACCACAGCAGTTATGTCCAAGAGGAAGAGGTCAGAGCATTATGTAAACAACAAAGAGTTTCTTGCTGCTCTAATTAAGTACCGTGAAGATGTAGAGATAAGTTTTATTAAGAAGTATGGAAGAGAACTCACAAAAGAAGACCGTGCTAAGAATTGGGACACAAAGCCTCCTATTCCACGCTACATTGGAGAATGCTTCTTAAAGATTGCCAATCATCTTTCATTTAAACCAAACTTCGTAAACTATATGTTTAAGGAAGATATGATTTCTGATGGTATTGAAAATTCAGTTCAGTACATCCATAACTTTGACCCAGAAAAGTCACAAAATCCTTTTGCATATTTTACTCAAATTATTCATTATGCTTTTCTTCGTAGAATTCAAAGGGAAAAGAGGCAACTAGAAATCAAAAATAAAATCCTTGAACGCTCAGGATATTCTGAAGTATTTGCAGACGATAATACTGTTGATGGTGAAAATTATTCTGATTATAACTCAATTAAAGATGGAATCCATAGTAAACTACGTTACTAATAATTAGAAAATCGGAGTAAGGATATAAATGAAGTTGGCAATTTTGACAGACACTCATTGGTCGTGTCGCAAGTCCTCAAGATTATTTCATGATTATTTTGAGTTATTTTATAAAAATATTTTTTTTCCCACACTGGAAAAAGAAAATATAACAACAGTTGTTCATATGGGTGATGCTTTTGATAATCGTAAAAGCATTGATTTATGGGGGCTAGAGTGGACAAAAAGAGTTGTACTAGAACCACTTTCTAAATATCAAGTTCATTTAGTTACTGGAAATCATGATATATATTTCCGCAATAGTAATCGCATAAACTCTCCTCAACTGTTACTTAAAGATTACAAAAATATTAAAACATACTCTTCTCCAACAGAAGTTAAAATTGGAAACATTGATATTCTTTTACTTCCTTGGATTTGCTCAGAAAATGAGGAGAAATCACTTGGGATGATTAGAAACACCAAAGCAAAAGTTGCAATGGGACATCTTGAACTTCAAGGATTTAGTGTAAATCGTCAAATTGTTATGGAACATGGATTGGAATCAAATATTTTTAAAAACTTCAAAAAGGTATTTTCTGGTCATTACCACACTCGTTCTGATAATGGAACTGTATTCTATACGGGAAATCCTTATGAGATGTTCTGGAATGATGTAAAAGATAATCGTGGATTTGTTATTTTTGACACTGAAACATTAGAACATACCTATATCAATAATCCATATCGTTTGTTTTATAATATTTACTATGAAGATACTGATTATCAGACTTTTGATATTAGTGAATATGAAAATAAAATTGTAAAAGTTATTGTTCGTAAAAAATCTGATACTATAAAGTTTGAAAAATTTATTGATAAGTTATATTCATCTGGAGTTGCGGAACTCAAAATTGTTGAAAATTTTGTAGTTGGTCAAGTAGAAGATTTTGAAGCGATTGAATCTGAAGATACTCTTTCCATCTTGAATAGATATATTGAGGAGGCAGAAGTAAAACTTGATAAGTCAATCATTCAAAAAATGATGCAAGAAATATATCAAGAAGCATGTGAATTAACCTGATATGTTTATTCTAACAATCCACGGTAGAGAATCTGAAGGCGCATATTCCGTAACGAATGATGAAGGGGAAAAAATTCTTTATTTGTTTGAGGAAGAAGATGATGCCACACGATATGCTATGATGTTAGAAGAAAACGATTATCCAGAAATGCATGTGATTGAAATTGAAGATGATATAATTATAAAAACCTGCCAGTTACATAATTACCAATATACTATTATTACTCAAAACGACATTGTGATTCCCCCTGATATTGATTATGATCTTATTTAAAAAAACAAAATTTAAAAACTTTTTGAGTACTGGAAACCACTATACTGAAATTGATTTCACAAAAAATAAAACGAATCTAATTATTGGGACTAATGGTGCTGGAAAATCAACGGTTCTTGATT